GTAAAGGCTGCTCCAGCACTATGACCAACAATTGTATTACTAGCACCTGTAGTGTTTGTTAAATGAGCTATATAACCAACTGCTGTGTTATTAGTTCCTGTCGTGCAACTACCTGCGGCACCTGAACCTACAGCTGTGTTGTGTATTCCTGTTGTTATAGCGTCAGCAGAATTTGCACCAATAGCTGTATTACCAGAAGCAGTTGTTTGACTTGCTAATGCATTACTACCAACAGCTACACTTGAACTACCTGTAGTGTTTGCTACCAAAGCATTAGCACCAACTGCTGTGTTGTTAGAAGCTGTAGTAGCATTACCAAGACTACCTTCACCTACAGCAGTATTAGATGAACCAGTTGTGTTTGAATCTAAAGAAAAAGCACCCACAGAAGTATTAAAATTACCTGTAGTGCTTAATACTGAAGAGTTCAGACCAACCGCTACATTGTTACTTCCTGTTGTATTAGAAAGCAAAGCACCTGAACCAAGAGCAGAATTATAATTTCCTGTTGTGTTTGCTTGTAATGCTACATTACCTATAGCTGTATTTGCAGCACCTGTAGTGTTTGTTGTTAAAGCATCAAAACCAACTGCTGTACTGTTTGATGCTGTGGTGTTAGCGTCTAGGGCATTTGCACCTAAAGCAACATTACTAGTTCCTGTGGTGTTAGAGTCCATAGCACCGACTCCAACTGCTGTGTTATTAGAAGCAGTAGTGTTTGACCCTAAAGAAGCATAACCTACTGCTACATTATTAGCACCTGTAGTGTTAGCATCTAGTGATGCACCACCAACTGCTGTATTAGAATCACCTGTAGTGTTTGCTTTAAGTGCATCTGTACCAACCGCTACGTTATTAGCACCTGTGGTATTTTGTTGCATTGAATCACCACCGACAGCCACATTGTTACTAGCAGTTGTGTTTGATGTTAAGCTGAAATGCCCAATAGCAACATTTGCATTACCTGTTGTATTAGCATCTAAAGAAGAAGCACCAGCTGCCACGTTATTAACACCTGAAGTATTCGCTGCTAATGATAATCTACCTATAGCAACATTCAATGTACCTGAAGTAAGTGCATCTAATGCTGAATTACCTAAAGCAGTATTATAGTTACCTGTTACAACACCACTAGCTACTGAATCATCACCAATAGCTGTGTTACCTGCACCAGTTGTTAAAGCTCCTAAAGAATTAACACCAATACCAACATTTCCACCTCCTGTAGTATTTGCATCTAAAGCATTTGCACCTACTGCTACGTTTTCAGCACCTGTAGTGTTTGCTCCTAAAGATAAGTAACCAACACCTGTGTTATTACTAGCAGTAGTGTTAGCCTGTAATGCACCAGCACCATATGCTGAGTTAAGACTACCTGTAGTGTTTGCAAATAAAGCATCTTTACCAAAAGCCTGATTCCCAGCACCTGTGGTGTTTGCTTTTAATGAATCCATACCGACTGATGTATTACCTGCACCTGTGGTATTTGCCCTTAAAGCATCTTTACCAACAGCAGTATTGTTACTGGCTGTTGTATTTTCTTTTAAAGCAGCATCGCCTAAAGCTGTATTTGTTGAACCTGTGGTGTTTGAGAATAAACTTGTTGTACCTACTGCTACATTTTGAGCACCAGTTGTGTTTGCTGTTAAAGCTGACCAACCTAATACTGAATTATTACTTGCTGTAGTAATAGCATCACCTGCTAGACCACCAATGAGGGTATTTTGAACACCTGTGGTTACTGATAGACCTGCATTAGTTCCAACCGCTACATTGTAAGCATCAGTAGCTGATGTAAAGTTTTGATTTAACAATGCAGATGGTCCAATAGCAACTGATAAACTTCCTTGCGTATCTGAACCCAAAGCTGCAAAGCCTAAAGCAACATTATAACTACCTGTTGTTAAAGCATCTGCTGCTGTAGAGCCTATTACAGAATTGTTACTACCTGTAGTGTTTCCTACTAAAGCTGCCCTACCAACAGCAGTATTATTACTCGCTGTAGTATTATTTGCTAAAGCACCTACACCTAAAGCAGTATTTTCTGCACCAGTAGTGTTATCAAATAAAGTATTTGTACCAATTCCTGTATTATTAGCACCAGTGGTGTTAGCTGCTAAAGCACTTGCACCGACTGCTGTATTTTGTGTTGCTGTAGTGTTTGCTAGTAAAGCGTGATAACCAATTCCTGTGTTGTTGTCTGCTGTTGTGTTTGCTTTTAAACTTTCAAAACCTACAGCGGTGTTATTAGAACCTGTGGAGTTTGTTGTTAAAGAAGAAGCACCAACACTAGAATTTGAAGCACCAGTAGTGTTATTTTGTAATGCACTTTTACCTGCAGCTGTGTTGTTACTAGCTGTAGTATTTTCTGCTAAAGCATTTTGTCCTAAAGCAGTATTGCTACTCCCAGTTGTTGTGTCGGTTAATGCTTTTCTTCCAATACCAGTATTGTTATCACCTGTTGTTAAGACATTAAAAACTTCAAAACCTAAACCTGTGTTACTACTAGCACTAGATAAAGTACCTGTACCAGCATCATTACTAATTAATATACTTTCAGAAAAGTTTGTAATATTAGAAGAAATACCTACGCCATTGATTGTGCTTGAACCTGTAATAGCTCCATCTACTTGTAGAGTAGAAGCCATATCTACAGCTCCATCTATATCTACTACGTCTAAGTTAGTAGTTCCGTCTACGTCTATATCGCCTGAGATGTCTAGTGAGGTAGCTGTTAAAACTCCTGTAACACCTAAAGTACCGCCAACAGTCATATCGTCAGTTACGGTTAAATCATCTTGTACTTTTAAATCTACAACATTAAGACTAGCAAAAGCGTCAACGACTGCTGCTCCACTTCCTGCTCCGTCTGAGTAAACTACTTTTACGTCTCCTGCAGGAATAGTGATATTAGCTCCACTACCTTGAGAAATTACTATATTTTGAGAACCGCTAGTAGCGTTTTCAATAAACCACATTTTACTAACGGTGTTAGGACCGATGGTAATAGTACAGGCTGAATCTAAAGTACCTGTATATTTAAGGTACATTGACCTTCCAGGGTCGGTTGCTCCGTCTGCTATAGTTGTTGTATGTGTGTCAGCATTAGTTGTTATAGCTTCTGTGCCATAACTAAAAGCTTCAGCAATTAATTCTAAGTTTGTGTTTGTAACTTCGCCCCATGTACCACTAGCATCCCCAGTAGCCATCTCGTTAAGTCTTAAGTCATTTACGTATGTACTTGCCATTTTTGTTCTCCGTTTTTGATTATACCTTATTTTTTATGTAATTGTTAAGCAACTTCTTTCCAATTTGGTGTTTGAGTATCTGAAATAGTTGAATAGTTGGGTGTTTGAGTTGTTGAAACATCTGAATAACTTGGTGTTTGAGTATCGTTTACTAATCCCCAAATGTTTACAGTTTTAACTTTACCCTGTCCTTCTACTCCTGTAAGAGCCACAACCGCTTTAGCTATAAGGGTTACAGAACCTACTCCTGAAGTTCCTGCTAAACCTGTTACGCTTATTGTATTAGAAGTTCTTTGTGTAACCGTACCTAACGTTGAAGTAAGTCCTGGACCTGTAACAGCTACATTTGCTCCTGCTGTAACGGTTTCTTCACCTAAACTTGTAACTGAAGCTACAGCGGTAACACCCGTTACTGCTGCTCCTGCCGTAATAGCATTACCTAATGCAGAAGTACCTACATTACCTGTTGTTGTGGTATTAGCATCTGCTGCAACACTTTCATCACCTAAAGTACCTGTTCCAGCAATACCTGTAGGTGAGATATTAGCGGTACCTGTTACTGTTTCGTCACCTAACGTTCCTGTTAATGAAACACCTGTAGGTGAAATATTAGCTTCTGCTACTACGCTTTCGTCACCTAACGTTCCTGTTGATGAAACACCTGTAGGTAAAATAACAGCTGTGCCTATTACCGTTTCATTTCCTAATGAAGAAGTAAGACTGAAACCAGTAACGCTTACATCTGCATTAGCGGCTACTGTTTCATTACCTAAAGTTGCGGTTCCTGCAACACCTGTAAGTGTTATATTAGCTTCTGCTACAGTAGTTACACTAGTAACAGAACCTGTAGCGGAAACTCCTGTTAGTTCAACAGGTAAAGATGTACCCCAAGCAGCACTGCTCCAAGTACCTCGACCCCAACCTGTCACACTCGACATAAGTGATTTAAGCTATTCTTATAATAGCGTTTGAAGCATCTGCTGTTGGGAATTGAATTGTAAAATCACCCGCTGTTGACGTTTTATCGCCACCAAAATCTAATACACATACTGAGGGGTCTCCACTTGCAGCTTCGTTATAGATTAATGCACCTCTTGCAGTGATTGTAGCAGTACTGAATGTTAAATCATTAAAATCAGTTAAAGCTGTTGTACCCGAGGTTGTGGGGGTAACACTTGTTAAAAATGCACCTTTAGCAGTATATCCAGTTCCACTCACTTCGTTACTCGAAGTATATGCAGTAGTAGCCGCGTCTAAAGAAGCACTACTTGTATAAAGTGCTAACTTAAATTGGTCACTTGCTGCGGTAAAATTATGTGTAGCAGTCATTAATTCTTTTTTAAATGATGTACACATTGCTTGCGTTATTGCCATTATATTCTCCTTATGATATCAGCCATTTGTTTATGACCTTGTTTTTCTAATAAACCCGCTACTGTCGCTCTATCACTTGCAATAGCTTGCTTTATATATAATAAAATAACTTGTTGTATCGTGTCTTTAAACGCTTCTGCTTGGGCTTTTACCATAGGGTCAGCGTTATCACTTATACCAATAAGTTTTTCTACTAATCTTTCAGTCCAATATTCAGGACTTAAACCTTTATTATCTGTTGTTTGAACATTAACAGTTCCTAATGTTGGTTTTACATCTACACTAAACATTCGTTGTTCCTTGCGGCATTATTTTAATTTGGTCGTTTCTTGCTTCGTCTCTAACATCTTTATACTCACCTAATAATTTTAACATAGCTAAAGCTTCTTGATATTTTTGTTCGTACAATGATATTGTATTTGGGTCAGCTTTCATAAAAACAGCACCTTCTACTAAAGAACCGTATAACATAGCATTAGGAGCATTATCAGATAACCAAGTTTGATTGTCGTCTCCCACAGTAGTTAATGAATTAGGTCTGTAGTTATAGTGAAGTTCAACAGAATAATTTGTATTTGGTGTAGGGGCTACTATAAAAGTGTCTTCATCAAACTGAGCATAGTAAAGAGGTTCGCCAGTTGTGGCTTGTTGCGGTGTGTAATCTCTAATAAAAGAAACGTGTTTTAATAATAAATAACTATAGTTATTACTTCCGTCTATCAAAGCTAAACTAAATGGTGATAAAAAATCCGTCGGCGTAGATAAATAAGTATTGTCTTGAGTCAATGTTCCTGTGACATTTTTACGGAAAACAGGAAGCTGTACAGATTTTAAAATACGTTCTTCTGTTGTCTGTATAAAAGTATCTAAGGTGTTTACAAAGGTAGTTTCAGTATTATCTAAATAATTCTGGACCGCTGTTTTTAATCCACTATATGTAAATCCTGCCATTATGCTATACCCACTGTTACGCTTCCTAAACCACTAGTTGCTCCTAGTCCATCAAAAGCTGTTCCTACAGGGTCAGCTTTAAAAGTCATACCGCTCCCTGCGTTTGTAGTGATTATAACCCCTAATTGACTTTTAGGTAAAGAAACGTCAGGGCGAGGTTTCCAAAGAACTTCTGCGTCTGCTGAAATACTAGGCGGGTCCAGTTGAGGATGTTTTGGCTCGTAACATTCATGACAGGTTCTGAAATTCTCCCAATTACCTTTTGCAGATTTGTAAGGATATCTAAAGCCGCAAGTATCACATATAAAATAAGCGTATTTACCTGAGGCGTATGACATTAGATATACTCATGTTTAGGGACAAGTCTTAAAGGTGAACGGTCTTCGTCATACCTTAAAGCGTTTGCTAAGTCCTGTTCGTATTGTTCTTTCATTATAGCAAGTTTTTGAACATTCTTTTTTAAACAAATATAATAAGCTAAGCCTGAAACTACACACGGCATAAACCTACTGGGTATATCTACATCGTTAACCTGTGCCGTATTATCTTCGATTCTACGCCAAACATAGTAAACGAGTTTGTCGGTTGAATTCTCGGGCGTTGGGTATAAATGAATAACTGGAGTTTTTAACCTTTCTAACCAATATTCTGTTGCTCTTGCTTGTGTCGATTTATTAGGAACACTTATATATTCATTCCTGTCTACCCTGGATAGGGTGTAATCAGTAACAGTATTATTTTCTGTTCTTTCTATATAAGCGTCTAAAATATCTATATCAAAGCTATTAAGGGTGTACTCATTAGTTCCTTGCGTTAGGGTAAGTTCTGCTTTAGAAACTTCCCACATTTGAATACCTCTGTTTGACCAATCCGCAAACATAATGTTTAAAGAACGTCTTGCAGTTACTGCGTCATAGGACGTACGAGCTTCTAATCCTGCAAGTTCGTACGCTTCTTCGATTGCGGTCGCTACATCTAAACTAAATGCACGAGTTCCTGAGGTTGCCATATTAGTTGTAGTATGCTACAAAAAAGTCGCAATTAGCTAATACGACATAGGCTCCTGTATTGAACTTAACTCCATCATTAGGTAGATAGTGGTCAAAAGATTCATTTGCCGCTGAACCGAATTTAAACTCTATTAAAAGCTTAGTTCCGCTAGCACTAGTTCCATCGTAGATTTTTATAGAACCGTCTGCTGCACTTGCTTGTGCCTGTACAGATTGAATTCTTATTGGACCTAAGTTGGTTGCAGTACCTGCACCAGTGCCTATGAACCCTTGTAGTTGCCCTGTGGCTGTTAAAGCCTTAGTTGCTTTTACATCGGATGAACTCATATTAAGCTCCTATTAAGCGTCAGCGAATGGAGTAACTAAAGTTCCTGAACCTAAAATAATACCTTCTACAGCATATTTAGCAGTAGCCATTGCTGTACATTTAACAATACTACCTGCTAATCCACCTTTAGTTGACCCGTTCATTGTGATAACATCGTTAGATGCACCTGAAATAAATGTTTTACCTGTTGCATCAGTAACACCAGTATATAACCCACCCACAAATTTATCAGTTCCATCAGTTAAGATGTCCATATCTGTTGCTGCTGTAACTACTATAAAAGTAAATGTAGCACCTAAGTTATTTGTTTGATTTGGGTCGTCGTTACTTCCTGGGGCAGTTGCTACGATTGAAGGTAAAGTAAACTTACCGTCTGCGTCATTACATACAAGAACTTTACCTGCATGGTCTGCTACTGTGATACTTGTGTCTGCAGTTAAACTAACGACGTTAGCATTACCTGCTGCGATGAATCCTGCTAATGATTTTACAGGACCTGAAAATGTTGATTTTGCCATATTAAGTCTCCTTAATAAACTCTATCGTCTTGGCTTGTCTGCTAGGTCAGTCGATAGATTATTATATTAATCCTAGAACTCTTGTCATGATACATCATTAAAATCAAAAAAGAAAGGGAGCCGAAGCTCCCTTAATTTTTTCACGAAAGTGAACTATGCTCCAGGTGAACCGAAGATACCTCTCCAGTCACTCCAACCAAAGCTGTAACGTTCTCTAGCTTTGTATCTTACATTACCAGTTTCGAAGTCGCCTTCCATACTAGTTGATACAGGAGTTCTAACAAAGTGTTTTAACCCGTTAGGTACGTCAGTTTTGATAAAGAAAGCATCAGTATCTGTTAGATAATGATTTACAACATAGCCTTCTGAGACCATTCCCATATTTCTAATTGCATTAATATCGTTATCTGAAGTACCAACTCTTCCAGGAGTTTCCATCAGTCTATCTGCTACGAATTGTAAAGCAGGCGGAATAATTAATTTTTTCGCCTGTGCATTAACTTTAAGATTTCTTTCATCTTTGAAATCAGCGATGTCAATCAACGCTTGTTCAAGAGAAGTCTCATTTAAGTCAGCCGCAGTAGCTAGTTCGTTTCTTAAGTCAACATTAGCAACAGTAGGATGGTCTGTAGCACAAAGCTCTTTCCCGTCTCCACCAACATATGAAGAACTAAAC